CTCCTTCGATATACAGTGATTTCTTGCCAGACTTAGTAGTCTCTACAAGATACTTAACTGATTCGATCTCTTCTCTAATAAGTTTCATGATTGAATTATCCTGTTACGGGGTTGTTGTTTGCATCATGACGTTGGTATGTTCCAGGTGTTCTGGGACTATTATTAGCATTTCTTGCTTGATATGTTCCTGGAGTTCTTGCAGAAGATCCAGCAGCACTATTATAAGTTCGTGCTACATAATCAGCATTGAAATTCTTATAAGTCACGGTAGTCCAACCTTCATTTCCTGAAAATTGGTTTACAGTAGTGCTCCCAGGTTGTGGGTTTACTGCATTATTATTCGCATCGTGACGAATGTAAGACATTATTAATATAATAGTTATTAATTATTATTTATAAATCAGACGCCATCAGTGGTTTCGACTTGATCGTCAGAAACTTCTTCTGGTTGCCCATTGAAAAGTGTATTTCCAACAGATGAGCGATAATTATCTACTCTTGATGCTGTTTTTGAGTAGATCATATCTTTAATTTTATCGCTAATTTGTGACGGTGATTCGTCAGTAATCATCATATCTAAAAGTTCGTCCATGTTTCCCATGTTACAAAGATAAAGTTATTTATATTTCACCACCCTTGGGTAGTTCAATAGGTTCTACAGCAGAGGCATCAATCTCTGGCTCCATAACTGGTGCTCCGAGGTCCATTCCTGCTGCACCTGCCTCTGGATCTAGTGGTTGACCATCTGGTCCAATGGTTGCAGGATCTGGAATGATCCCTGCTTTAATTTCTGCTTCAATCAATTTGTCCTGCTCAAGGATTTCCATGTCAGTTTGACGCAGAATCTTGCGACGAACATAGTCTTGAGAATAGTATTTACCAACATAAGGTTCTGCAGTTGCTGCCAGCGACAGTCTTTCATTCATCAGTTCTGCTTCTTTCAGTTCTGAGAAATGGTTGTCATACAGGAAATCATACTGAATATGCTCACTCATTACTTCCCAATCTTCAGGAGTAATTACATTCTTCAGGAGTAATTGGGTCCTCAGCATGTCATTAAACATGGCAGAGAATCTCTTTCTCAAACGACCAACAAACTTAGTAAACTTCAGTTCGTCTCTGAGGATTTCGGAAGATCTTCCCAGATTAAATCCACCTTCGCCATCCATGCGAGACGGGGGGACGTTGAGTGATCTGTATAACTTCTTCTTAAAATACTCAATGTCTGTGATTTCTCCCAGATTCTGCCCTCCAGGAAGAGTAGAAATTTCAGTACCACGTCCTCCTTCTCTTCGTGGTAACCAAAAATCCTCAAGCATTGCCATGTATTTTTTATCATCACGAATCTCTCCAGTGTTTGCATCATACACAAGCTTGTTACGATATCTCATCATAACATCGCGCAGATATTGTTCTGCCTTCATTTTGGGCAGATTACCAACATCAATATAGAAAATTCTACGCTCAGGTGCTCTAGAAAGTCTATAAATTACAAGACTGTCTTCAATCATACGCAGTTGATTGAGAGACTTAATTGCTTTGTGAAGATAAGAAAGTGTATTACCTCTATTTCTATCGACAAGACCAGAAGTGCAATATGCAACTGAATCTTTCGTCATCTTAACTCCACCACTGGTGCTGGTTTGCATTGGGTTACCAGTGCCAGTTGTTTTTGGATTATAGATGAAAAATTCTTCTAACTCTGGGAAAGTATAATCCATTGGATCATTTCTCAGAGGATTGAGTCTATTTAAATCTTTCTTTTTGTCTTGTTTTTGCTTTCTTACATAACGCATCTTCATTGCGTCAATATAACGAAGTTCTTTAATACCTTCTTCGGGATTCTTCAGGTCGATAATTTTATGATAATAAAGTCTTCCATCAATGTACCAGTTACGGTAAATTTCATGTGCTTTTTTATCAAAGTCCAATAAATCAAGAATATGCTTAAACTCTTGTCTAATTGTTTTCTTAATACCATCACTAGCATTAAGATTAGAAAGTTCAATTTCTACAGGGCTATCGTTGGAATCTGAAACAATTGCCTCATTTACAATATCTTCGATGGCACTATCACACTCTGGGTGCAGTGCCATCTCACGATATCTTTTAATGAGATCAAATTCTGTTTTGTAAATTCCTTCAATATCTACATAAGAACCAAAAAAACCACTACTCATGTAGTGGTCATTCCCGTCCTCGTTAGATGGAGGAACGGGAGAGACCGCTGACGGTGAGAGTGGTTCGTTGTCCTCAATAGAGAACCCAAACAATTTTGACATTATTATATTAGAACTTTATCTCTATTATTTATTAGACTAAGTTAACTCCAGTTTGATCGCTAGAGAGTGATTCAAAACTTTGAACTGCGAATTCTACAGTGAATTCTTCAATAGTATCACTTGAATCATAAGAAAGATCAATTGCAGCAACAGAAACTGGGAAGATGTCGATGAACTTGTATGACTTCAAAGGAGTAACTTTACCACCATCTGAAGTATCAGAGTTCTTCTTGCTATGTCTCTTACCAGAGTAACCTCTGCCAAGTTGATAGACATATGCATCAGTCATGTATGAATCTGGATTTGTTGCTCCAGTGTTATTGCCGAGTCTAGCAATACCATTCATCCATGCTTCCATGGCATTTCTGATTCCAAAGTCTTCATCGTTGATGATGGTAACAGTCCAGTTATCAATGGTTCTGTCACCAGCAACCTTCAGAGTACGACCTCTGAAGGGAACATCGATAGAAGCAATATTCGATGCAGGCAGGTTTGCTGCCTTGCAAAGAATACTGAAGTTCTCCTGAACATCAGTTCCCCATGATGCCTTTGGGGTTGATCCAGTTGCAGCAGCTGGCAGGTTAGGGATTTGAACCTCAAATAGATTGGGTCTTGCACCACCACCCTGCAGTTTGCTGTGGAATTTTGAAAGTGTGCGTAAAGTTGACATTTTTAGAAATCCTCCGTTTTTTTATGATTTAATGATCAAACTCTACCTGCTACTTCCGAGAAAGAAACGCCAGTTCGCGTTGCTACGAAAGTAAGGGTGATGA